TATTTTGGATCAATCTCTCAAATGATTGATATGCATGATATAAAAAATCATTAAATCTTTCTTTTCTGTTTGTTGACTTTGATTCAAAGGACTGAATCAATTCGTCGATGTTCATTTTCATTAGTATATCTTAGCGTGAGGTGCAAATATTTTTCCGACCTTCATACCTAAGTATAACAAATCTAACCAAAAATCTTTTTTTGTTTCATATTTTTGTAATGTATCGTAGAAAAAATGCAACTGCATTAATTTTGTTTGTGCGATAGCAGCATTTTTAGTTGATTTACTATAGTAAAGTTGTGAGATTTTTTCCTCAAAATCTTGATATCTGGGTGATCCATTAAATTTTTTCTTAACAAAATTAAACCAAGTCTCATAATTAGTTGTTGTAAATTTTATTCTTGCTGATGGTTTTTCTTGAAAGAACTCTTCAAAAGTGCTTGGATATAAATTATGATCATTAATAAATTTTCCGTTTGAAACATTAGATCCATGTATCAACTTGATAACCATAGCAGTAGGAGCATTTCCACCTTGTGCTGATGCTCCAGTTATTTGTGTAGCAAAAACAAGATTCTCTAAACTGGATGATGAACTTCTTACACTTAATGCGAAACTTGTTCCATACTTTACAGTAGTTGAAACAAAATCACCTTTCCATATATTATCAAGATGAAACTTAATGTCATTAATAGTGAAATTTTTATCCTCGATATGTGGATCTTTGAATTTTGTTGCTTGGGTGTTACGTTCCTCAAGCACAGCGATTGCTTTATCACCTATTTGTTTTAAAGATATACCAACTAATTGCTTCTTTTTTAATACATTAATTAAATATCCATTTAACTCTATCATACTGGCACCAGTTTTATTTTTATTTTTTTTGTGAAAAATTTTATCAAGATCACCTTTTACCTTTTTCATATTTTTGACTGCGTAAATATCAGCTGGGTTCCATTCAGTATACTTTTTAACTTTATCACCATTAAAATCATTATACAAACCTAAGTCTGGATCTATAATGTATTTTGAAAAGAATTTCACAAAATCATCACCATCATAAGTAAATTTTTCCCATTGAGGAAGAGAATACTCCTCTATGAAAGTTCTTTGTTGTTCGTAATAAGTATATAACCAGTTATCAAGTTTGTCTTGATAATTTCTAAAAACGTCATCTTTTAAAACTTCCATGATATCAGTATCGTTTTTTAAATCATCAAGACTTTTAAATTTCTTTTTCCTATTTCTTACAGCTCTCTCTAATACAAATGTAGATCCTCTTTCCTGTATTGCAGTTGGCAATTGACCACTTGATATTTCATATTTTCTAAAACTAATAAGAGTTGTATATGGTGATTTTCTACCAAGTTTAAATCTAAGAGTTTTACCACTACCCAATTTAGGTATTGTTGATTCTCTTTTACTTGCAGAATAGTTTATACCAAAAACAGATAAAGTGTTAATTAACTCTTGTATTTTATCTTTTTTGGTAGAGAGATAATCGATGTATAAAACATTACCTTTTAAACTTGATTTATCAATTGTTGCATCACCATTAATTTTATTTTGTTTATTATTGACAAAACCCTCAATAACTTGTAATACTTCCTTTTGAAATGTTGCTGATGCCATTATTTTACCACCATATAGAAACAAGATGACCATAATTTTTTTGAATCACTAACTTCCATACCTTTAAAATCTTCTCCTAATTGTTTACTTAGTTGTTTTTGCATTTTCATTCTCATTTCCAGTTGAGATTTAGACACACCCGCACCAAATCCTTGTGATGCTGCTAAGTTAAATAAATTTTCAACAGTGATGTCTCTCATAATTCTTTTTGTTATATCATCAACTGCAACAGCGACTTCACCTGCGTGTGTTTTATTTAGATATGCCTCCTCAGGACTTTTTGCTTTCATTTCAATTGATGCTGAATCCCATACAGTTCCATTGATATGTTTGAATAACTCTTGAGTGTATGGTTCTATCTCTTCTCTAAATTTTTTTGGATCTTTCTTAAATTCTTGAACATATCCTGCTCTTCCTAACCATTGAGCACCACCTGTTTTATTCCAATACTTCTGTTGTAGTGCAAAAAATTCTTTTTTGTTTCTAATTTTATTTAATGAAAGTATACCTGACCTATCAGTTTCTCTTATCAAATATTGGTAATTCTCTGTTCCCATTGAACCATAACGTGCTGCACCACCCGCTTCAATTTCAAGTCTTGCACCACCTGATAAAACAGTTTTTGTTTTAATTATTCCTTTAATATATCCTGTCTTTACAACTCTCCCCCTTTCTCTGTCAACTTGATCAACTGAAAATTTAATTTTTGCATCTTGGTTGTTCGTTGAAAAATCAATGTCATCGTACTTCACAACCTTGACTAAATCTGATGTAGTATCATTTTCAAATACAACCTTTGCTTTTCCTGTTGGTGCTTTCAATGATACGGGAAACAATAGACCTTTCTTATACAACAGATAGATTCGATTATTCAACTTCTCCATCATCTTGACAGTGTATTCTGGTTGTTTAAGAAGTTGACTATTGAACAGTAGTATAAACTTTTTTAGAAACTCTTTTGATTTTTTTGTAAATATCCAAACATCCGATGGATTCCATTTATCTTTATCAATCGTACCTCTAAATCCTAACTTTCCCCTAACTTTAATTGATAATTCGTTATAAGCGAGATATGGATCATATTCTTTTGGAATCATATCTGCTCGCATTATTTCATATTGCATACCAGATATAAGATTCGACCCTGAAAAAAATGCCTCCATCTGAGACTCTAATGCATTTGCCCAAAAAGATTTCCTATTAATCAAAAAACTCATCACTTTTGGAAGTCGTGATAAAAATGCCGGATCACTATTTACATTTTTAACCATCGATGTAATTCCAAATCTATCAGTAAATGATGATAAATCTGATGGAGTCTTAATTCTATTCCAAAGACCAACATTATAAATCCTTTGCTTATTATTTTTGTATAGGGCAAAATAGTAGCAAAATAATGCTTCGCTTAATACTTCAACATCTTTATTGTTGATCGCCACTTTACTTCTACTTTTTGAAGTATTTATTGTTTCTTCCTAACGGGCACCTGTATAGTCCATGATGGTGATATCAAATCAACCATTTCAAATTTCTTTCTATTTTTTTCCAACTGATTTAACATTGCTTCTCTACCAGGTTCTGGTTGAATCTCACCATAATTAACATGCACGATGTCATCTTCATGGTCGTGATCAATGTTACGCTCTAATGCATCTGCAATTCTTTCAAGTGCAGTTGCGATTCTATCAATGTCTATACTCATTTATTTTTTAAAATATTTGTTTATTATGTCTATCTGATCTTGATATTTCGCAATCATGTCTAACTCTCCTTCGATTGCTTCGACAATATTTGAATGTTCACCAATGCCTACAGGATTTGCAAGATATACTTCAATGTTTGCTTTGTGTTTTGCAATGTCACCTTGTGCATGTGCCAAGAGTGCTTTAATTAGTTGTTCTCTCATCTGTCTCCCTCCTTACGGTTTTCTGAATAGTGAACATTAAAATCTCCACCAGGATATCTCTTCTTTAATTTCTCAACATTACCTTCAATGACTTCATCAAGAGTTACATTCAACGCTGCACATGCTTGCATCACATACCACATCACATCACCCAACTCAATAATAAGATGCTCACGATTATCATGATTCCAAGGTTTACCTTGGAAAACCATTTTCTTAACGATCTCCATAAATTCACCACCTTCAGCACTAATGCCAACAGCAGCAGTAAGAAGCCTGTGAATATTGGAA